GGGCAATGCTGTGATCTGGGTATTCTCAAGGCAGAGAGAACCTCCCACCGTCAGCCCCTCGGGCAATGCTGTGATCTGGGTATTCTCAAGGTAGAGATAACCTCCCACCGTCAGCCCCTCGGGCAATGCTGTGATCTGGGTATTCTCAAGGCAGAGAGAACCGCCATAATGCAACTTCCCGTCCTTTTCTTTGAGCGTAACTCCTAGTATTTTTTCAGCTTCTAGCTTTTTCATTTTTCTTTAATATTTCGATTTGTTCTTTCAATTTCTTATTATGATTTTTTTCAGCAATCAGGCTATCTTTAACCTCTTTCAGCTCCTTTATTATTTGCTGTTGGTCTAAGATAGCCTGAGTATAAAGTGTATTAAAGTACCTCTTATAGTAATGATACATACGCCGATAAAATGAAAGCTCGCAATCTTTCGGCTCTGACCATTGCCCATTTTGATCTCTACCGTTATCAAGTAGAGCTTTGCATTTTTCTTCGTATTTATCCATTTAATCCTCCATATCAGTTGGGTGAATATCCTTTTCTGCCCATTCAGGCAATTTCATGTCAATGATTCCATGTGCGCCACTTTCGGCTCGTGCGTCAAATCCAGGAAACCAGTTTGCATCAAAGCATTGTTTTACAATACTCATAGCTTCACGGTATTTGTATTTTCCGAGTTGAAGATCATCTGGAGCCCACCATAACACAGCCACATCATACGGTATTACCGTCTGAAGCATAATCATAATAGTCACGTTGAATTTGCGTTCAGTTATTTCGCTCATAACTTCTTGATACATGCCCTCAGATAACTCATATTTGAGTTTTGCAGCATTGTACACGAAATGCCCAATATCATCGCAACGAGTTGTTTTGAAACTAATTACTACATTTACTCCGATATTTTCTTCGATGTTGAAATAATCAGGGCGAACTTTAACCGGTAATCCTGTTGATTTGTCCACACCATAGAATGATGTCTCAGAAATTGCCCCTTTTAGTATTTTGGGGATAATTCCGCCACCATACCAATAATAATTTCGTTTGAGTGCCTGGATAATTTGATAATGCTCTTTTTGAATGAGCTGATATTTACATCGTTGGTATTCGTACAGATACTTTTCTTTCAAATCCTGCATTTTCCAATCTGCTGAGATGTCTGTCGTAAATCCATCGTTTAGATTTTGTAAAAACTTTATCATGATTATTACACCATCTTTTGATGCCATATTCACCTCTGGGGCTACTTTTACAGAGTCAAATAATTCAGGCTCTAAAAATGCCATATGAGCGAAAGTACCAAGCTCAAAACAAGGCTTATTCTCATGCTCGAAAGACTCTTCCCAATCATAAAAAAATGCTCTCGGAGTCTTCAATGCTTCTTTTAGTCCGCTAGAACTAATCCTCTTTTTTTCAAGATAAGTTTGCATATCATCTTTGACTACTTCGCCATTGACAGATAACTCATATAGGTCGATTTCGTACGGATCTTCGTTGTCGTGAAGTGATATATATTCAAGCATCGTCTCTTTTGAAGGGTAATCACCTTCAGCGAAGCAAAGAGGGTTTAGCTCTTTGCCTACTGATAGGTTTTCAAGGTCAATCAAGCCGTCCATTAGATCTGGATAATTAGCGGTCTTATTGACCAATTATCAGAGCTGAACGCATTCGATTTGTTGCGCTTCTTGCCATTGTAGGTGATCTGAAGGGGAGTTCCCTGCTTGATAGCTCCGGCGTTGATGTAATCTTCAAGCACACCCACTAATCTGCGAGATCCATTCGTAACAGTGGCGATAGTACCGTCAGTTTTTTGTTCAAGAAAAACAGCACAGTCAAGGTCGATTAACTCACCAGTGCCATTTGCTGATAGCACCTTTTGTGGTTTTACTTCGACAAAGAACATCCGTTTTGTTTCGCCCGGATTTTCGGGTGTCCAATAATTACCGGAAAGGTCGATTGGCAATTCATTTGCCTTACTTAGGTCGGGTAGATTTCCTTTTAAATCCACGGCCAACACGTCTAAAATGTTAGAATCTTTTCTAACTAGTTCATCTGTTTTCATTTTGTCACACTTTTAAAGATTATTTAATTCGGGTTATGGTAACATAGCCCAGTTCTTTTGTTTTTGAGAACAAAGTCCATCTTTTTGGTTTTTCTTTATCTATAATTCGAGATGCCTTATTTACTTCGCTCATTCTCGTTGAAGCTACACTATGGCTGTCAGAAGGTAATTTTATTGAATCTCCTGGCTTCATTGATGCAATCAAATCATTGGTGATTGTTCCTTTGTAAATGTCATTTTCCATATTTCTCTGATTTGTCTAAAATCATAAGTCTTTGAAGTGAATAATATCTTGTTGATGTCGCACCTTTTTCTTTGATTGAGTCAATCAGTTTTCTTTTTTCCCATGTTTCAACACGGGATTTTCCAAACATTTTAAATGCTTGCCGTTGGCTTATTTTGTCTTTAATAAAACCTAACTGGACAAGCATATCACACCTGCCGATGTTGATCAGGTCAAGCGTGTAGCGTTGAAACGTTACATGGTCAAATGTTATTGAGTCCATATCGATAATTTAAAAATTAGAGAGTGAAGGCGGTATCACTCCGCCAGCACCCGACATTTGCAATTCAGCCCAAACCAATTAATTTGAATTTGCAAACGGGCTTTCTGGGCATTTCACCACACGCAGCCAAGTATGTTTTTGATTCACTATTTTTAATTTTATTACGGCATTGCACCGAGGGTCATTAACCCATGTTTTTCGAACCCGCCCACCCGTTCGGGATTTTCGGTTTCGTGTTTTTTCAATACGTCAAAGAGCGATTAATACAGTGGCAAGAGGGGCGATCAAACCCCTGCAAGCCTAGCGATATAGTGATAGTGAACGGTAAGTATCCATCATTTGGATGTGGTCAGATATTTCTTCGTCTTGAGATTGTTCTTCGTCAAGCCTCTGTTGAAGTCTTTCGTCAAATAGAATAGGCAATAGCTGATTGATTGAGCTTTCTATGAAAGCTATGAAATCCTTGTCGCATCCGCATTTGAACCACTTCTTTTTGCCTTCGACAATCTCGGGCTTCATCACAGAAAGCTCAGATTTTACCTGTCTATTTGCAGTTATCGAGTAATCAATACAGTAGACAATGCTTTCGTGCATTATTTCGACATTGCTATTTAGCGTCGCCCATCCGCAGAATTCATCTATTGTCAAATAACTTTCTTCTAGCTCTTTTGCTAGCTTGTTCAGTATTTCGATTGCTTTCATAATTTCTGGATGATTGATATTGAAATTTCGATTAGAAAATAGGCTATGCAGCAAATGGCAATGTATAGCTCAGTGGGTTGTTTCTTTTTCATGCTATCAGATTTAATTTTTTGAAACATCTGAAATCTTGATTCTCTGTGTCGAAGTAAACTTGAACAGTGGAATTCTTAGAGCGATTGTCGCCCTTTAATTTGTCGTCTAAATTCTTGAGAGTGCCCCAGGCTTCGCGGGTAGTGCCATCTACTTTTTGATAGTAGAATTTTACAATGCCTTTTTGAAGTTTTTGAACTAATTTAAAATTAGCCCATGCTATAGATAAGCAGATCGAGAAGCTTTCGCCTGTTTGTTTTGCAAATTGCCAAGCAAGCTTCATAATTGAGGATAAATTAAATGTTTTCATATTTGTCGCACTTTAATGAAAATTATTTGTTGTATTTTTGTCGTTGTTTCTAATACGTTGCAAATATACAGACTATAATCTGTAGAACAAAATAAACTACAGACTATTTTCTGTATTTTAACATACATTAACGTATTAGAAGCCGTGTAATTATATAAAGTATTGATTTTCAATACAGAATAAAATCTGTAAAATTCATGAATTCAAAAGATAGATTACTCAAATTTATAGAGTACTTAAAAATAGGGCAGGGCGCATTCGAGAAGAAGTGCGGCATATCGAATGGTTATATAAATAACAATAAGGGCAATATAGGTGCTAGTATATTGAACAGAATACATGTGGCTTATCCTGAATTAAATGTTGAATACATCACAACCGGATCAGGTCAGATGATAAAAGGAGGTTTGCTTACATCAGAGGCTCATATTTTGACCGAATTCCAATTTATGAATGTACCGTTTGTATCGATACCAGCGCAGGGAGGATACGGTAAGGGGTTTGGAGATGTTGAGTATATCGAGTCGTTGCCAACTCTTCCGACTATAGTTGACAAGAATTATAAGGGCAAGTATATCATTTTTGAGGTAGAGGGGGACTCAATGGACAATAATACAAGAAGCTCCATTTGCGATGGGGATAAAATTCTTTGCAGGGAGGTAAGAAAAGAACTATGGTGCTCAAAGCTTCATATAAATGATTGGTATTTTGTGATCGTCATGAAAAATGATGGAATTACCGTGAAGCAAATAATCGAACATGACCTGGAATGCAATAAAATAGTACTCCATCCGCTGAATCAAATTTTCGAAGATTTTGAAGTGGATATGTCCGAAGTTTCGGAGATATATAGCGTTGTGAAAATAATTGATAGAAATACAAGGATATGAAAAGAATACTTTTTATTGCTTTATCATTTTTGTGGCTTTCAGTTTATGCACAAACCATGTCGCAATATCCAAAACCATATGGGATAGATTTTGGAGCAACAAAATCTGCAGTATTTGCAACAATGAAAAAAATGGGGTATAATAGATCGACTAAATACTCTGGTATGATTTACGAGAATTTGAAATTCATGGGGTATGATAACTCCAATATCACATTTTCTTTTAATAGCAATACAAAGCTAATAGAGTCTGAGGTATTTATCCCATTCGAAAGCACAGGAGATGCATATAATGCTCAATATGAAATTATTCAAAAAATAAAATCTAAATACAAGGGATTAATAGATATTGAGCATTTTGAAACTGCACTAAATTGCAAAGTGGATACAATGAAAATAGGGAAAATAATTGAATTTATATCCTCTGGGAAGGCAAGGTATTTTAATATATTGACTCCTGGTAACAGTAAGGATATAAAAATAACAGTAGAAGTTACTTTTAATTCATGCGTTAGGATTTCTTTCCAGAATTATGACTTGATAAGAAAGGATGATAAATTAAAAACGAACAAATCACTAATGGATATATAATTTAATCCATATCTATTTGCATCCAACATCCCTAAACTTCTCCACCACCTTAGTATTACTCGAATTTATCCTCCCCCAGTCTTTTTCTATATACTGATCGGTTATTCGTGTTTTTTCGTCTATATGGCAAAGGCATTCATGCACGGAGTACTTATCTATTCCAACCACATTTTGCGCGAATGTAGCCCATGTGTGACGGGCTGCATAGAATTCAAGATCATCGAACATAAATTCTGAATCTTCAGGTATTTCTTTTGCCTCAATCTGCTTGTCGAATATGTCTTTAAAATGCTTTTCTATTTGCTTTAGCCCTATATTTAGAGCCCTATTAAACCCGGATTCATCCGAGTATTGTTTGTAGAATGAAAAGCACCTATCCACTCCCTTGTACTTATTTACAATTTCTTTTGCTTCGGGAACTAAATCCACGATCATAAGTGCGTGATCATCTCTTCTGTCTTTTGTTTTTGATCGATTATATTTTACCCTGTCAGCTCTTGGTATTTCTAGCTTGTAAATGTCAATGGAGTTCATACCCATCGTGTAAAACGAGAACAAGAAAATATCTCTAGCCATGTTTCGCCTGTCTCCTCCATCTGCAAGTTTTGATATTTTTACGATAGCCTCTATGGGGATATTGCGTTTTTCGGCAGATTTTTGTTTTGGAACTATGAATTTTGAAAATGGATTTCTGGGTATTCTTATAATACCTACCTCCTCGTCGTTGAAGTTTTTTCTAGCCTTATTGAACATATACCTGAAGCTTCCAAGGTAAAGAGAGTTTGCACGGACTCCATTCTTTGACATAACGTGTTTTGAATACAGTTCAATGAACTGTACTGTTATGTCGTCAGTGGTTAGTATGGGGGAATATTCGCGAAGGTTTTTCAACGCTGTTTTGTAATTCTTCCGGCTACTTTCGCTCACGTTCTCTAATTCTGATTCCCAAAACTTCAAAAAATCAATGGAGTTACTGGATACTTCGGTTGTCACCACCTTAATCACACTTTCAATAGATGCCTCTTTCAGGTTTTTTATCCTTGAAAGCCTTTCGGTATATGTGCGTTCAAGTTCATCGAGTTGGAATTTTGGAGTGCAATTCTTCATCTTGAACGATCTTGTGTATTGATCCGGGTAAAATACGATTGAGGTAGGAATATGTTTTTTTATCCTGTTATGTGTAACTCTTATTTTGGCCGGAATACTCCCGTTTTCTTTTTTGTGGTGTGGATAAATCACCCCTTTGAATGTTGTCATGTTGTCGCACTTTTTTACTGTGACACAATTGTGACACAATGTGTCGCAAATATAGAAATAAATTGCAATAATTGCAACAAACAAAAAAGCCACTCAATAAAATGAGTGGCTTAATTGCTTGAAAACAAGTCGTTATACTTGTGACCCCGATGGGATTCTAACCCATGACCTTCAGAACCGGAATCTGACGTTTGTTATAATACAATATGTTTATTTACAGATGATTAATAGCGTGTTATTGTTTTGGCTGTAGCACATTGGTTGAACAATATCTATTATTCATGAAATTCATATGCCGGAGCATGAAATTTTAAACCATCACCGCAATAGATCAAAATATTTTCTACGTGCCCTGTTGGTGTGTATCTTTTTACGAATACACCCTGTACGCCTGAAATATGCTTGAGTATCTGTTTTGGTTGCTCTGATATATGCCTTAGTACCTCTAAATGTGTATTCATTAGTGAGATATTTTTTGAATAAAACTTATCTCTAATCCAAATACATCCAAAATATCAATCAGTCTAGGAACCGACAAGGCATGCTTGCAGTCCTCTATGCGGCCATAGTTTTGTTTAGCCATGCCGATTTTTTCGGCCATTTCAGTTTTTGTCAGCCCGTTTTGCTCGCGCAATTCGACTATCATTTTGATTATTCGTTCATTTTCTGTCATCATATGCTCTATCAAAATAATTATTACGAAGCCATTCTTTCATATCTTTAGTTATTAATTCAAGTTTTGAACTATGTTCGAACGATTCATAAGTCATAAAATAAAATTTTTTCGTATCATCGAATTTCTTATATTCAAATACACAACACACATTATTTTCATAATCATTTACAATCCAATAATTGTACGGATTATCTATGTTTAACCAATGATATCTTTTATTAGTACAATGATCTAAGTCAAATCTATCCATCTCAATTATGTTTAGAAGTTTCTTCTTGATTGATTGTACTATCCATCCAGTTCATCCATTTTTTGAAGAACTCGATAGCTCCGTCGATTACCGCATCCGTATCCGTATCAAAAAATTCGGTAAGGCTGTAATGTACAGCTACCCTGTAGTTTTCGGTAATTCCGAATTTATTTTTGAAGTAGAACTGTTTTTGCTTTACATTTTTATTTAGCTGTATCAGATCATCGGTTTGATTGAAAAACTCGAGCATAGTATGTGTTCTTACGTGCAGTAACACATCTCTACCTTCCAGTTCATTTCCTGTATGGTTAGCCGCATCCAGGAATACCCATTCGGGGATGGTAAGTGTTTGTTTTTTCATACGATTTATATATATTTGTATCGATTTCCCCAAAAGTGAAGGGGATTACTTTATTTCATAAGATGCAAATGAGCCTATTTTGAGGCTTAAAAGCATTTGAATCAGCTGCTAATTTGTAAAGATTAGCAGCTGATTATTTTTTATGTGCCGTATGGTACCAGCACAAAGGGCGCTATTTCATCCCTTCCATTCATCTATATCCACACCGAAGTATTTTCTTTGCCCCTTCCGAGCTAGCGTACTGACCACAAATACTAACCATTTCGACATTATGCGCATAACGTATAATTTATCCGATTCCTTTCGATGCTTTCCCTGTTTGTTTATTGATTAATAGGGATAAAATCATTAAAATATGCTTTACCAGATATTCGGCGGGTATTATTATTCGTTTTTATACCCCATTTACATGAAGCCACCATCCCGCATCCTTTAACAGGATGGTTGCTATCAAATTCCTTGTAATTCGACCAGTGGTTACTTTCGCGAATCACGTAACCACCAATTTTATCATTTCCGTACCAATAACGAGACGAAATATCCCCCGTATGTTTATCGTAACTGATATAATCAGGATTTCGCTTAGGCGTTTTACAGCCTTTGAAAAAAGCCTTTGTTTGTCTAAAGTAATTTTTGATACAAATCATTTTTGCCTGGGATTTTGCCCAGATACGCTCGGGGCTGGAGGTTGTATTATTTTACAAGGAAATTAGCGTAGCAGCTGTATTGATAACTTGAACCTCTGTCAACAGCTTTAGAAATTGATAATGCACCAGTTGAGTGAACTAATATTTCTAATCTCGTTTTGTGATGATAAATTACAGACTTGGTTCCTACCATGTGATTGCCGGAAAAAAGTTCATCATTATTATTTATGAATTCAACGATTGCAGTTTTATCGTTTTTTGAGAAAAAGTTTTCGCTTGAAAATTTCACGTCTTTAATAGTTGCCATAATCTTTACTCGTTTTTATTCAGGTGAACCCCTGATCAATTATTATGATACAAAGATACTGCATTCTTTTGAAAAGTAATCACATTTGATTACTTTTTTCATCCAAAACACGAAAGTTTAACTTCTACACACAAAAAAGCCCCTCGATTCACATCGAAGGGCTTAAAAAAACTAAATACTAAACAAAAAAATATCACAACTATGTCACTTTATTTCAATGTGTTTTGCATATTTGAATACCGTTGATTTGTTTTCAGAGATAATGTCTAAATTGATTGCTTTGCACCCCCACCGGATAAATAAGAAGCGATGTGGGACTTTATTCGGGATTATCGTCAAAGAATCTTGATATTCTGCTTCGAGTTTTACCATCTTATTACCGGAATTTAAGCATCCATATATATCAAAATTTTTATCCTGGTACTTGAAGCAAACTGTACTATCATTATTCGTCGAAACTGATACTGAAGTATCAACCTTTGCTAAAAATGATACCTGTGTAACTGAGATGATATCAGCAGGACGAATCCCGGCATCCTTTGCTGTCTTGATCACTTCCGGGTGATATCGTTGCAGTTCTTTCTTTGTGTAGGTCACAGCGGTTGATTTTATAGCCGATTTTCCTGATTTGGTTTTATAAGTCTTTACAGGACTATTTAGCGCCGTTTGATTTTTCTTAAGTCTCTTTGACTCAAGATTTGATTTTCTGCACTGATCGATCGAGATTATCAGGACTGCAAAAGCAACCGCATACAATAGGTATTTGATAATTAGTTTATACATAGTAGTCTACTTTAGAATTACATATCCATTCTCTGTTTTGCCGGCTTTTTTTAGCTCTAGTAATTGTTGCCAGGTGTGACCAAAGGTTTTTTCGAAATGCGGCTTGTCTACAATCGAGCGGAAGTCTCCGCCCCAGGCATATCCGGCATCTTTGAAAACTTTCACTACCTCCATCCAGTCCGGAACTTTATCTCCGTCAAAGTCCTTCACCGTGTCCCAAATGGTGCGACCACCATCGGCCAGACAGAAATCGAAAGCAAGGCCGTAATTGTGGATCGACTGACCTCCCCGGGCATTGGTCACTTTCGGCTTTTGTGCGAAAAGTTTATCCTGCTCTTCGAACGTTCGCAAACCCTGCGTCACGATCATTTTGACACTACCTGTCAAAACCTGCGTGTTGATTTTATCAACTAATTCCCGAACCTCGTCACGGATGATGGGGTGTAATGTGTCAATTTTGCTCATTTTTTTCTCCATTTAAGAATATTGGAAGAACTGCTCCTGATACAGCAAGACTTAATCCTATATAACCAACAATAGAATTGCTTGCTGTCAATCCATATCCGGCTATGGTGCTACCAGCTGTTACACATGCAGCGGCCAGTTTTGTAGCCCACACCGGGGCTTTTTTGTTTATGTTTTTCATTTTTCAAGTTTAATTATACGTTTTTCATGATCTTCTAGCCTGTCATTGTGGCTTTTAAGTTTGTCTTTTACATATATTTCCTGCTCTCTATCACGCTTTTCTTTTTCTGAATAACCTGCAAGGGTTATATCTATTCTGTTGATCGCTTCCGTATTTTTGTACAGAACCCTCAATAGAACACCAAGCATGATCGTGAGGAAAACGACTAAAATGTCAGTTGGTATTGTCATATTATTGATATTTAGATGATTTGTACTAAAATAATATCTGTATTTTTATTATCGATAGCCGCACCACCCCAAAATTGTACATATGCAATCTTAGACGTAGTTATAGCTGCACCAACTGCCTTAATTTCTATTTTCACAGGCTGAAGAGCTATCCCAAATAGCTGTAAATTGAAGTCTGATGTTCTAGCCATTATGCATAATAATTTATATTAACCCAAAATTTAAATGCGTACAATACTATCGTGGTTAGAGTAGGGCCTGTTTTTGAATATAGATAGTAACTATCGTAATCAGCGTTAGTCACCGCCCATGTACCGTACTCCGTCATATTCAAATCTGATGAAATATTGTAATAAGTCAATAGATCAGAGAAAAGAATTGGTGTATTTATCCGTGAAATCGGCACAGATGCATATTTACTTCCTGCTGCTACAGTCATAGACCACGATGCAACGTTCATAACGGTATTTGATGTTATTGAAGTAACAATATGACCTTCTGATCCTACATAAAACATTTGCCCCACAACAAATTGAGCTAGAAATGATGTACCTGTACCAGTTATTACACCGCCAGTTGTAATAGATACAGTTCCAGCACCGTATTGGTGATACCACATTTGCGTTTGTCCATTCAATTTTGATGAAAACTTTGGAAAAGTACTATCAGAACCATCCGAATTTTTTGGCTCTATTTCAATGCTCTCTTGAGGCGTATACAATGTAGTATACGACTGATATTTACCTAGCCCGTATCTGGCCGTCAATCCAGATGTGAACAATGATTGTAGTCCATCGAATGAATACCCCCTAGGATATATAATTAGATTTGTTTTTATCCTATTCCGATATTGAACTGCTGACGGAGATGGATACAATGACCCATTTGAACCTAATACAAGTATATCAGCGGTATTACTCGTTTCATTACCATTTGTATCTAGCTCTTTAAGTGTTGAAGTATCGTATGTAGGAGTAATAGAAGCCTTGTATGCACCTACATACGAGCTTACAGAACTCATTGTAAGTGCAGGATTTATATTTGAAATTTTCAATGAAAAATCAATGGGAGACCCGGATGAATACAGATTGAATACAGGGCAGCAATTAATATCATCGACCACCATAGTTGTTGACGGAAATATGATGGACCAGTTTGATAGTATCGAGGCTAAATAAGTTTTACTTGTTGAAGTAGATAACGTATTGTAATACGTAGTAATAGAATTAAATAGATCAGTTTTCCATTGTGCTGAATCAGTTGATAATACACCGGTTGCCGCCGTGTATGTGACAGGTATTATTACTCCATTCCACTTCCACAACAATGCCTTTCTCAAAACAAAGTTATTTAGAATTGGATATATACCAACCGTAAGGCTAGAATAGTTGTATAAATCTATACTATTGTAAATGATACCATCATATGAATTATCCACTGCACTTTTACAGTTCAAGTAATCTGCTACCGTGATGTTCTTAATAGTTCCAGATGTAGACGTATTAGAATAGGCATAATAGCTACCAGTTATTAGTGTGTTTTGTAAAGTTGCGCTTGAGGTAAATGTTCCAAACCTCAATATATTTGTTACACAGTTCATAACGCTTCCAGCAAATTGCCGAATTCCTGAAATAATATTCAACGTATTAAATATGCCGCCATTTACGGAAAATATCCCACCATCTCCACCGCTCGACATGGTAAATGTTCCAGTAACACGATAATTATCACCGATTATCGCTGGAAGTGCAGCCGTAGCTGAAAAAGTTATATTTTCATTAAATACTCCCACTGGAAAAATATATGTCTTTCCAGAAGTCAATGCTTTAGTAATCGTTGCGTAAGGTGACAATCTTCCACCTGTGTTAGAATCTGACCCATTTATACTAATAACAAAACAGCAATTAATGTCTGTCAAAACTATGCCGCCAAATGAGTATGGGAATGTTTGAGTTGCCGCCATTTTATTCTATATTATAAATTAAAAACTGATTGAAATTATAATTTTCATTTTGAGTATAATACTCTGCTTTTACTATTATACCTGAAAGTATCCACACACTTGGTCGATTAAAATCATCCCTTTGAGTACAAGTATTTGCAAAATCGATCAAGCATCGTAATTCATCATTGAAATAGTCTTGAAACTCAATTGATTGCTCCGATATTGGAGCGCCATTAATTATTTCCATAACTATGATTTGAATAAAAGTGAAACTGTTCCGACTGTATAGCCGGCCGATAATGTCAATGAATTGATAGTCATTACAGTATTTGCAGCTAACACAACATTGGTTATATTAGCTTTAGTATATGTATTAGCTCCAATTGTAATCGAAAAATCATTCACACCAGGTCCAAGAACATATCCAGTGAATGTTTTAGAAGTTGGCGATCCAGGATAAGGGGTCGGACTTAAGACTCCATTTGTTGAAGAATATGTAATTAGCATTTCCCTAACCTCCTCATCGACGATATTTACTGACTTATCAGCCCCTATAGTTAGCTCAACGCCATTCCATTTTATTTTTTCAATCACATTCGCCTGGGCATTGGCAGGCGCGTGCGAAGATTGACTATGTGCATACGCAGCATCATACTGCGTTTTCATTGCAACTGTAAAGCGGAGATATAATTCTGTTTCCTGTATATCTGCAAGTGACAAAACAATGTTTCCAGTTTTGCCGGCTACGGATGAAACAGCGTCAGTATTGTCTACTTTTCGCCATGCTCCAGCTGAGATTAACCAGTCACCTGTGACAAAACTTTCACCCTGAAAAACAATTGGAGTTGGCGCATTGGTAACTATGAAATAACCGCCTTTATATGTCGCATAATCAGCTCCTAACTGGATGCCGTCGTAGTCCTGATTATCACTATATACATAGTTGTTTTGAGCATCCCAAATACCACAGAAATGGACATTACCTAAAAGTGAATCAGGAATCTGACTCATCTTTATTTTACCATTCTCCAAATCTGCTTTTTGGGTCAAATCTGGAAGGTTAGTCAAATCGGTATAGGCGTGAGTGTGATTGATAGGCGCAAATGCCCCGGCAAAAAACTCCTGAAGCGCCTGCAAACTCGCATATTGGTTGCCTGAAATCTGCATCCTGGTTGCAGCACTCAGGTTTTGCAGCTCCGTCAAATTCGTTGACGGACCTTTCTTCCAGTCGGGCTTTTCCTCTCCGATAGTTACGTCCCGGTATAGTATTTCTTCACCGGTGATTAATATCTCTCTTCCCATATTAGCATAATCTAAACATATAGTTGACAGCCATGTAAGGCTGCATGTTGTTGTGTGCATCACCTTTACCAGATGGCTGACAAGCTTGCGAATCAAAATAAAAACTTGACGATTCTGGAGCTTTGTCACCAGCTGCTAGTCGGTTCGTAGCATTGTGATCACTATTATCACCGCCTGTCATACCATCTATCAGGTGTTCATGCTCTCCATTTTCATCTGCTGTAAGAGCATGCTTAATTTCTCCACCGATAGAGAATAGACCAAGATTAACGTCATTATACCCCGACACTCCAGCCTGGACAAACACTGTCCCAGGCGCGCAAGGTGGGCACCGAAAAGTACCTGAAGCTTCGTCACCTAAGTTAAATCGAGTCCCCCAAATTGCGTACAGTTTTGGACAATCGGCTATATTAAGCAACCCCCTATCAAACAGGTGATAACCATCTGGTACATTGTCACGCAAAGCGGGAATTGGTACACCGGCCGGACTATCATAATCGATCAACGCGTCAATGATAGCAGCATTTATTTGTTTGTGAAGCGTCCAGTCCATCGTGGCGCCGGCTAGCGGAAACATATTGTCGATTGTATCTTTGATAATTTCGATTGCTGTCATAATTATTTGTATTGAGAGTTATTATATTGAGCCATATTATATTCATGCACAAGGGCTGATTCACCCACTTTGATAAATAAACCTTCAACGGCACCTTTCACCAGATACAGGCTTTCTGAGATAGTCTGTGAGTCCAGATCGGCCATTGCGCCAACTGTCAGAACCTGATAACCGGAACCGGATCCTCCCCCGCCTGATCCGTTATTTTTTTGCACTAGGTCGGCATCAGTAGTGCCGGCTTCCCACCAATATTCCACCGCCTTTCCGTCAATTACAATTTTCGTGGTCAACCCAAGCCCGCGTACAGCTTCAGGGATATTGGCCAGTGCGTCGGCAACAGAATCCCACGGTTTGAAATCATACACGGATGTTCCGGAATGTTTTGCTGCTATTTTAATAGGCTTCCCTAGCGGAAAGCCTTCGGGTAAAGTGCTCATATTATTGCAGTATTATAGTTGCCGTCGCTCCCAGGGCAACGTCTTTCTGATATTTTAGAATAGTATAGTTGATGGTTGTAATACCGTCTGGCATCATTACCGACACAGTACCTGAGTTGATAAACTCAGAGGTTATATCTTCGAATGAAGCCGTGATGGCCGACTTCACCGACATACCAGCCGGCACACAAATGACGTAAATCGGTTTATTAATATTGACCGAGAGCGTTGTCTGTGTTCGCCAGATGGCGGTCAATGCCCGAACGGCTGCCGAATCTGCCGGGGTTGTGTCGACGGCACCATGGAATATTTTGTTGAGCCAGGTGACCGAAGCCAGGGAACTATACACCGTTTGCCCGTTGCTATTCACCACCGAGGCCACCCAGCTATTCGTAGCGCCGTTGGCTGTTTTCTTTACCGATCCGATATTCACCGAGATGGGGCTTGTAATCGGCTGGGCGCTGACTAGCACCTGTGCAGCTGTGTTGTCGGTAATAGATAATGTGTTTGCATTCACATTGCCGGCATTGGATAATGAAAACGAAAAGTTTGCATTTCCGGATAGCTCCGTACCAACTTCAACGGGTGATGGGAGCGAACTTGCAAAACTGGTAAATGCAGGTAGAAGGTAGTTGTTGAATGCATCGAGTATAACCTCGCTGGGTGTTTTACCAGCTGCTGGAACCAGCTGGCCGGCTGGGTATTTCCCGAAGGCGGGGTTTGCTGTGAAATCTTCCTCGAACTTAGAATCCGTCGCAATCTCAATTACATGCGATGCTACATTACCAACATACACGTTCAAATTTAAATCCGGTTGTGCAGATAACGATATTTTCAAGTTTACATCCATTATAATACAGAGGTTTGAATTGTAATGCCAGTTTTAAATTCTTTCGTTGAGTTTTTAGTCCCGTCGCCATCTTCAGAGGAAATTTCAGTGCCTACAGTCATGATTAGATCTCCTGACATTAATCGGGTATCTTCAGAATTCAATATGCCATAAACCTGAGATTCTGTAACGGAAAGATCATTATATCCATCCTCATGAGGATAAGCATACTTGACTACTTTCGATCCACAGGATCGGCACGCTATTTTTATTTTTGAGAGTTGATTGAAAGAGGTAATTCCACCATCAATTGAATTATCAATTTCCAAAAGAAATTCTATGTCGTCTCCCTGGTACTTAATCATGGCTAAAAAAGTTTTATCCCGGAGTTACCCGGGATAATTATTACTCAGTAATTTCGAAACATTTGAAAAGTGACTTAACCGGAGCAAATGGAGTCACGGAAGGTTTGTTTTTTGAGAACCACTTTGCCTCAACATTCCATACCACTTCACTTTCAATATCTTCCTCTACAGGTGATTTTGAAGTCAATGTAGCTTCTGATCCGGCGATGAAAAGTTGTGTATCGGTTCTCCAGGCTAGATTCCAATCCTCTATTTTTTCAGCATCAGCCCAGAATTCAGAGTTTGGCGCAAAAGACGGATCCTTGAATGCTAACACGAAATCATCACCAAGTTTCTTTTCCTTTCTGTTACCGTAACCGTTTCCCATCTTAGGGGTTCCACCGTCAAACGTTCCGCGTGAATCAGGAATGATAATGATATTGCCGGCTTCGACGGCTGCCGTCCATTCCTGAAGATTAAGAGGTATCGTTATCTCCGTTCCACTCTTAATCAAGCATACAGAGCGAACACCGCCATTCTCTACTTCATTGCATGGATCGCAATTGTGAGTCAGGGCTTCGTTAGTAGCACATGTTTTATAAGTAATCATATTCTTTTAATTGAAAATGTTTGATGTGTCAACACAGGCTTTTGATACTTGATATTGAACACGGTATTTTATTGAAAAAAGGGTTACTTCAGGTGCTAATTGTGCATCAAACCCTTTTATTTCCTGTTTGAAAATTTTGATCTTATCGAAGTCAGACGAAGTGAATTTGACATCAGAAGGTACTACCGAATAAATGAGCTGTTCTAGCTTTTCAGCTTTAGCATTGAAAGCCCAGCATATTAGATTCATATCAACTATCTGTATAGATTTAGGAGCATCTCCATAGCCTTTGTTGGTCGCATTTTGATACGTTTTAGCAACAAGTTTATGGTAACACCCAAAACGATAATCATCATCGATAAAAACATTAAAAACATCACCATTTTCGTCAATGATCCCAGGTAAAAAATTTTCTTCTTCACCTGTCAAACAAGACTCTGAAAGTCCATGAATTTGACAAGGGACATTCAAACAGCTTTGAATTGCTTCATTGATTCGTGTAATGTAATCTTCAATCATTGATTGCTTCGTTAATGTATTTATCAGCGATTTGATTTACAACTTTCATCTCTTCCTCAGACACTGCAAATATTTCTTTTCGATATCGCTTTTCATTCCAAATTGCCTTGTTATAGTTTTCGGAATTATTATAACCTATTCCATAACCGTTATCAACTGGAACAATAGCTAAATCTGACTCCATTTGACGGGTAAGTGAAAGAATAACTTTTGTATCCGATCCTCGATTGTATCGAGTTCGATTAGATCCTTTTGAAGATCCTTTCGTATAAGAACCGGCATTTTTCAATTTACCTTTGTTCTTACCCTTGCTGATCTTACCTGAATTTTTGAAAGCACCGGATCTAAAAACTAAATATCCCTTAGAGTATGTTCCGATTTGGGATCTATCCGCTGCCGTTCCTTCCTCATGAACACGGGTTCTCATCATACCCATAACTGTAGTAGCCTGTTCTCGAGTCATCGCTTCAATATCGATATTTTCAAAATCGGCATTTACTTGCTTGATTACATCGTCAAAATTGCTACTGATAGTTATCATAAAATCGGTATGTGAGTTGAGATAATGTTGTTTGATTCGGGCTCAAAATCTAAGCTATCAGCCGGAGTGATCCCCTGTATTGAAGAATCAAGTTCTGTTGTGAATAGACCTATCAATTCAGCATAGATCTCTTTGGCTTTAGCTTTATCGACTGTTGTGTATCTGTTGATTCTGGAGCTATTGATACGTTCATTCATAAACTCAGCTCCGAATAGATACCATATCGATACTGACAGAAGCTCCTTATTGTCGCAAATAAGCTTTTCGATGTCATCAGCCTTCTTTATCTTGTAGCATTCATTGATGCGTTTAAAAAATAGAGTTCTGAATTTCTGAATAGCTCGTTTTTCGATATTCTCCCAAACACGAGATAAAGCTTCTTCGTCTGTCTCCTGATCTTGTTTTACGGAAATCTTTTCACCGACAATTACTGAGATGTCAGGTAATGCATCTACATTAAGACCGCTTGAACCCGTAGACACACTACTTGACAAACCAATATATCCGTTCAAACAATCCATTATTGACCGATATAGTGGAACGATCCGTTTACACCTGTCAATCGATCAGTGGCTGCGTACATATCACTTGGAGCATTGAATAGTCCGTATGATTTAGATACGATCAAATGCCATCCGCGTGGAGTTGTAGTTTCACCTACAGTAACCGGACAGTCCTGGTATTTCAATTGACAGTCAAAAGTCAAAGCAGTCAACTGACCGTCGGCCAATTGAACAGGTACCGGAATAGTGAAGAAGTAGCTTCCTCCCTTCAGCCCTGCATAAGCACCTACATTCTTATTGAAGTCTACGAAACCAACCATACCAGGCGTGAATACACCGAAGTGATTTGCTCCCCAAGCGGTTGTTGAGCGGATATCGTTGTAGAATTTGAACGTCTGGTTAGATCCAAAACCAAATTGATCAGCCGCAGTTTTCAATTTTTGGGCAATGTTGTAATTATTCACAATACCATTACCAACGATTACGGGAGTTTCAGATCCTTCGTTGAATTGATAGTCAGTCAATAATTTTACAATACCGTCAGTTTGTGAGATAGTATTTGCAAAAGTAACAGTCTGAGCAGTTGTGGCTCCTGTTAGCGCATTTTTACCCCACTTAGTAGTTTGTGCTGCCAGTAAGTTATAGTTCATTTTCTGAATGATACCATTTACCTTAACCAGCAGTGCTTCATACAGCGGCACCATTAAAGCATTAGCTGGAGTTCCGGCTGCAAGTGTCTTCTGAGCATCATCCTGATACTTTCGCATATCATCGTCGGAGATGAAAATACCAAGTTTTGAGAATAATGGCCGGCCAATGGTCGCCTCCTGGTATGATAAAGTAACTGGTGTTTCGCAGTCGTCAACGCTGGATACGTCAGACTCCAGTCCGCGTTGTGCGTAACGTACTTTCAGTTCGCGCTCCTTACCGTCCATGATGTCTTTTGCATTCGAAATCTTTGCGGTTGTAGGGTTTTCAAGCAGCATCTGCATGAAACCTACAGGAGTAATTTTATACTGAGGGTTGTCTAACCCTGCAAGAATGCCGATATTAATCAGCAGTGCCTGTACAAATCCTTGTAAATTCATAATTAGTTGTTTGTTTGAACGTCACCCAATGAAGCCTGAAGAGCTGCGTTGAATGCCGATGCGTTTTGTTGTTGTGCCCCGGGAACTCGTATCGGTGGAGCTGGTGGTGCGGGTGGATTACCGCCGGATACTTCCAAAAGTTTATTTTCTGCCAGTACTTTGTCTGTAAAATCACCAAAGGTTACTTGTTTGAAAGTAGCGTCGAGATAATCCATAGTCGGATTAGCGGCTTGTTTCAATTTGAGTACTCCTCCGTTATTTACGATGATTGCACCGGCTTCTTTTATTTTTGCTTCCAGAAGCGTTTTTGCCGTCAATGTATTCACATCAACAGGAAGATCTTTGTTGGCATAATTCTTACCGGAAAGGGCTTGAGAGAATAGCATGTTAGTAATTTCGCCACTATGCTTTGAAGTCAATGCTTCAACTTCTTTTGTCTTTGCTTCGGTAATGCCTGCCAGTTGGGTTTGCAGTTGTTGAATCTGAGCTGTCAACTGAGCTTCTTTTTCGGGATTTGCGCCCTTTTGCTTCGAGGCAAGATCCTGGATTTTTGCATCAATTTTCGCTTTCAGAATGTCGAATTTTTTGTATGTCGACTTTTCAGCAGTCATTTCGTCAGATGCTCCGAACTCTTCCGCTAATAGTGCGAATTTGTCATCTGCCGCCTTTAAGATGATTGGTTTGAAGTGATTCAATACTGCGGGGTTATTTTTCGCTGCATCCAGCGACATAAGACCTGTATCAACAGAGTTTGCGAATTCATCCGCAATGTCCCGGTTTGCCAAGTCTGCATTTGAGAGGATTGCAATTACAGCAGGATCGTTTTCCTTACCTACTTTCTTTGCCAAATTATTGAGAAAATCTCCTAGTTTCATAATTCAAAAGATTACGGTTTTACTTCAAGTTCTTTCACTTTAGCTTCAGCTGCTACAAGCTTCCCAGACAGATCTTCGTTCCCGGCTTTGAGTTCTTTGATCTGAGATTGATAATCGGTAATAGCTGCTTCTGCTTTTACAAGCTGATCCTTGAGATCCTTGATCTCATCTTTGAGTGTTTTGTCGGACTGCTTTGAGGTTTTGTCAGTCTTGTACTCCGGGAAGTGCTCTACAATTTCGGATTCAGAAGGTTCTTCAACTTCAAATCCCTGCGAGCGATAAAAGGCTTCATTGGTGGCCAAAACGACTACTGGATCCTGTCCTTTAGCCGTAACCTTGATAAAATTCTTTTTATTCATTTCAAATATTGGTTTGTTTGACATAAAATCAGAAACAAAAATACTCATAATGATAAAAATGTATTCAAAATGATTACTTTTGTATTAAAATAAATGTGCTCAAAATGGGAAAGCAATACAGACTCCGACATATGCCAGAATCTATACATAGTTTTTTGAAAGAAAAACAGAAAGAACTGAATGAGTCAACTGGTAGGTTTCACTCGATTGAGCAGGTTATTTATATACTAATTAAAAGATAATATACAGGGGACGGTGAAAACCTTTAAAAGAGTAGCCAAATTTATAAATACATACAGATATGAAAAAAGGAGATTGGGCAAATTTTATTTTGCGGAGAGTCGAAAGCGGTATTGAAACCGACACAATGTTAGGTGGATTTTATTCCTACATTGAAAAAGAAAAAAGTCCAAAAGTATTTGAGGGCTTTACAAAAGATTGGGATAAAAAAGACTTAGATGGATGTTATGCGATAGTAACATTTTTCGAAGATTCGTTTATGCCATTGTATGAAGATTCTGCTTACTATGTTATGACAGATACTGGCGGAACTGTTGCAAACAGAACTAAAAAGTAACAAAATAGGGGAGACAAATTTATCTCCCCTATTTTTATTTAAACTTATCCACTAAGTTTTTAGGTACCGCAAATGCGTTCACCGGTGTTAGTTTATGTCCACAGTTCCACCCTCCATTATTTACCTGAAAGTTTTCCTTAGTGGTTCCTTCGATCATTCCGTATGGTAGCCCCGTTCTTTCGTAGATCTTGCATTGATGGCCGTCGATGATCCCGTTTAGTATATCAGGTATTTCCGACTTATGAATGTACTTTTTCTTGACAAGAAATTCGCAAAATTCCCGACTTGTTTCTTTGTTGGATCCAACGTACATGAACCACTCTAGCCCGAGATCGTCGGTAAGTAGCTTGTTGTATTGCCCGGCCAACTGATTGACTGAAGTATTCGCGTAAGTCTGTGCATATCGGGTAAGCGCTCCCTGGCTTTTTTCGTCAGTAGTCAGGAAATTTGTCATATCTGTAACCAGATCTGCATACTTGGTACCTGTAGTGATACTTTTGAGAACCATGTCCGAAAGCTTACTTGTCACATTTGCTTCTATACCTGATTGAGTCAAACCCTTTGTGAGATTATCTACTGCAATATTCTTTAGTAGCTTATATTTATCTCCGAATGTGATGTTTTTATCCAATGTATTGAAAAACCCTAACTGAGCAGTTATAATACTACCCATTCCATTTACTAAATCAGATACTGATTTTATGTAGTCTTTTGAAAGCACGGCCTTATTTAACCGTGCTTTTATTTCATTGACTAACTTAAGGTTTTCAATACTTGCATCAATGCTGCCATTCGTAGACTTTAGCTCTTTGCAGATATTAAGCACCTCATCCAGTAATTTCTTCTCGTAAACTGAAAGTTTGCCTGAGAATTTCTCATTGACTGAGTCGATTGTACTGATAACTTCATGTATGTCCATTATTTAAGCCCTCCTAAATCCAATGGTACGGGTACCGATGAATTTTCTTTCTGAACCTCCTCAGCTAGCTTTCTAATCGCTCCTCTTTTCTTATCCGGAGTAAGACTGTAGAATTGATCGTCATCCTCTACACAACGACGAATAAATTGAATGATGTTACAAGAGGTTATATAGTCTAGATCTGTGATCCCTCCGTTGCTCTTTCGAGTCATTTTATCTTGCTCACTAAGACCATAAAGCGGATCCAATTCGAACACGGCTTGAGCTTCGTAACTGATCTCTGGATCTGTGTTGAATTTTTTCTTTGCGTAATCAATCTCCATTGCCCGAATGATGACCGGATTCACGTTTGAATCCCTTGCTGCCTTAATGTCAGAAAGTATCATATTCGAACTAAGAAGATCGTATTTCTCTGGAACATTTATTTGGGGGAGCATTGCCCGTCGTTCATCTTCGTTGGTAACTGCCACCATATACCGGTATTCCCCAATGAAAAAATAGACTTCATCCAGGATCCTAACTATATCTTCAGCAACACCATTGACAAAGTTGTTCAATTCGTCCTTATCTACGGCTTTAGCTACTCCACTTTGAGCTAATGGTACTTCAGCCAGAAATTCCATGTTTAGAGTTGATAAAGCCTCATATATATGCTGTCTTACCCGTTCATCCTGAAGCTTTGCAATTTCTACTGACTTCTGAACATATGCAATCGGTGGGGTAGGGAGTTGATTTTCTCCTACACTGGCTGCATTAATCAAGTGGATCCCATATGGAGAAGTGTTCAGAATCGATCCCACACCCCTACATCGTGGACACTGAGTCTTCGTTCCACCTTCTCCGGTTATTTGTCCGATACCTTTACAGTCGGGGCATTCTGTATTTGTGTACGCGTACTTTTCGCTGTGAATGTGTTGCACGATCTCTGCCTGAAGATCTGAGTACTCGCGAGCGGCTTCATCTAGGCTAGGCACCATAGATGCTATTCGGCTTTCATAGATGGTTTGATTGTTCTTCCTAGAGTGATAAAGCCCTCCAGCCTTGAATGCCGGTAGCTTTCCGAAATTGTGATTGTAGATGGCTTTTTGTTCCAGGTCTTTTTGTACATTGATTTGTTCATATTTAACTATCTGAGTATCTGTTATAATATAATAGATAGATCCGTCTGTGTATGTTCTTTTGCCTGCCGGCGTTGTATAGGTGCTTTTATCGTCGCTAAGAAGCACAGCATATTCACCCTCTACATAATCGATCACATTTTCACTTGAAAAAAATTTGGCCATCGGTTTGCAGTAACTTGTATTCTCCGGGACATCATCAAGCACAACTGCTACTATGCCGTTTGCATCCAATAAATAACGTTTGAGCAGCTCCGAAAATGCCCAATTGGTCACTGAAGAGTAGCCCGGGTAATTATGCTCACAATACCGTTCCAGTGTTTCTTTCTCTGTGATCACTGGCTTTACTGACTTTGCGTCATACTGGATATTCCAATCTTGAGATCTACGGATTTTCTCGAGCGAGTTGATCACTTTCGAAATTGGGTTTTTTGTCTTTGGAACGTAGATACTGGCCCTGTATTTTTTGATTTCTTCCGGCTCACTTGGTCTTCGTTCGGTGATAAGATCCCCGGGTATGTGGCCATTTGCATGCACTTCTAATTTTCTAGCCAACTTTACGGTTTCGTTATAATTTTGATGCTTTCCGGTGATTGATTTCTTGATAAATTCTGCTGTAATTTCGAACATAATTCAGTTTTTAAAGAGTTTTGTTATCCGCAGTTAGAGTTACGGATCGTTCTATTTTGTTGCACCTTAAAGGTTGCCATTGCAATTTTCTGATTGCATTCATTTTCTGTATAATTGTCCCATTCTATTTCATATTTATCTGATTTTACCACCGATATTCCATCGATCAATAAATGGTCACAAGACAGGGCTACAAGTATTTTCTCATGCATTGACTCGTCAAAGTACTCAGTAGTGCATGACCATTCTTTATTTATCGATGCATACAATACCTTTCTTTCGCCGTTAGACGTTGTGTATACCTTATCATCTTGAGGAAGCTGTGGCTTATCCATCAAAATAGGCAGTCTGGCCGTCAAAGTCTTTCCTAGTGAAAATGAAAATCCAAACTCGTCATTATCGCACGAATACTCAACCAAAGAGTATTCTGTATCTGGCAAATATTTTAGTATATTCGAATAGAACTGACCATCTGAGGATGTAACTAGCAGTCTGAAGTAGTTATTAGGGGCTATCAATAAGGATAAATCTGACGTTATTTTTACATGTATCTTACCTGCCACGTTTGTTTTATCGAAAACTACATCTGAAATATAATTTCCTGTTTCAGATACAATTTCTATTTTTGAAATATCCTTTGATCCTGTCTCAATTGTCGTGAAAAAGGAAATGTCACTACCTATCTTTACTGGAATAAATAGGCAGCCGTCAGCCATCTGATCAGATAGCTGAATAAACGAAAATTCAGGGTTAGTCATTACGTGGTATTAGTTTAAATTTAGCTTCTCCGGATGAATAATCATACTCTAACTCTTTTAGCCAGGTATCTTCTCCATTCAATTGTATTATCCCATAAGGATCGTTTTTTATTTGATTGAATTCTATGATTGAAAGATTGTAACTTACATTCAATAATTCAGATCTTTGCAATGGTTCAATCTTGTCTATATTTTGACTTTCGCTTACTAGCTGATCGCTAAACGGATCATCCAGGTAATAAGTATTCGATTGAGATATGGTCTTGCATTTAGCGCTTACATTACCAGTAGATGATGACATTGAAATAGCAGACTTTGCCGAATTGAATTTGAATAGGTTTTTAACCCATCTAGCTGCGTTTCTTTCGGGCGATATCCTGGCGTTTAAAACAGTTTCCTGGGAAAATATGGTGTCATCTGAGTCGGTAGCCCCTTGGTCAACAGATAGACTCAAAGATAGGCTTCTTCCAAGTGTTGCTACTCCACTCCAATTGCCAGGAAATAATGATCCTGTAACAGTTATAAACCCGTTTTGGTAGATATTAGTAATCGTATGTTCTACAGAATCTATTGTTAGTACGTCACCTACAATCAATTTATTCATCAATGCATCATCAGTGACTTTTAAATCACCATTTTGATAATGAGTCAATGGTACCTGTGTTGTCGACGGTGAGGCTTTCAATGCTGCTATAAATACTTTCTCATCATATTTCCAATCCTCAGTAGTTTTATCGATTGCCTTTCGCCTTGTGGTTTCTATTGCATAAGGATCAGCCACAAACTCGCATTTTGCATTTAGCTCATTGTCTACCGCCTTTATACCGGTTATAAAGGATCTAAGTGTATGAAATGTGTCAATTGCGTTTATCTCTTCAATGTCTGAGTAGTTCGAATATCCAACAGCAAGCTTTGTATGAGATGCTGTGTCAATGACTCTTTCTATAGAAGATGGATTATTAATTTCAAAGACAACATTGGTTTTATAAAACCAATCGCTTTGTTCAACTCTTAGCGCCAAATCGTTATTTTCATTAACAAAGCCATATCCAATGTTATCAATTGCATTTATGCTTTCAAATAATGACTTGAATGATAGATTCAGTTTGTATTCATTTTCTGAAGAATCTACTGCATTTCTAAGCCAATAGCCAAGAATGATACACTTCAAAGCCCCACCACCGCATGGAGATGAGTTACCATTTACATCTGAATCTATTCTTGACAACCAATCAGATTTCACCGATTTACCGCAAATTATCTCACCTATTCGAGAAAACGCCTCATGTACAAGAGATACATTTGAATTTGTATTCACGGCTGTTGTATCAGAAGTGACTTTGAAATAGTTCCCCGCGCTTTGAACTATGTTTATGGTTGTATTTCTGAATTCTACTCCGCCACCGTTTGTCCCAAATGATGATAAGCCTATAAAACAGGAGATCCATTCTACTTGTGATAATTCTACCGGTGAAGTGAAAGACTTATCAATGTCAAATGTATGTGAAAATTCAGAACCTGACTTAGATAGACTTACGGTTGCCGATTCAAAAATTACAACCGGAGTAGTGATGTTTTTCTTTTTAAGCGCTATGAGGTAATATCCTTTTATAGTGCTAACAGTTGAGTTGTTTACAGTAATATTGAAGTTTGACTTTATAGTAACCTTTGGTGCTGATCCAGTGAGCGAACTATTATTGATAAAGAATGCGCTATCACTGTTGAATTGACTTGTCATGTGAAAAAATTGATCATTGCCTAAATAGTCAATCTCCGCCACATCCTGAGTATTAAATCCAGTTGCTATGTCAATAACACCCGATCTTACATCGTCGTTGGCAACTACTGTCAAAGAAGGAAAATATTCATAACCATCGTCATCAATGTATTTGTTCTTTGCGCTAGTGGTGTATCTAATAGCTTTTGCTGGGAACTCAATATAGCGAGATAAGTTTTTGTACTCATTCAGCGTATCACCGTCGATAGTTTCCAGTGATTTAATATCAACCTCGGTATCTAATCGGTTGTTGAAGGTAGTCCTTACCCCAATCTCTCCAACTTTCACTTTTACTGAGCAATACTCGCTTTTTTGATTAGAGTAGGTAGATAGATCCACTACTCCTGAGTAGATTTCAATATCCTGGTCATCGCATACCTGTACTACCCGATAGGTAATTTCAGTATCTATATCCTGATCGTAGGCATTTTTTATAATGCTGGCAGCTTCATTGTAAAACTCCAGATCACTCATAGATACTTCAGCCGAAATTCCATGCGTTTCAGCCCTTTTTATTGATGTCTTGAACCCATCATAGCCTATGGGTTCATCAATTAAAATATCGTTCAAATAGTGGTTAATTACCATGATCCTGTGTATTTTTTGTTTAGGTGTGTTGTTGATCCTCTTCCGTCTCTAACTGTGACTCCGTCGTTACTTACATGCACATGTACCTCTTTCTGTTTTGGGATCCTGACATTATCAGCAACCGCTTTTCCAAGCTTGTCGTAATCGATCTGTTGTTTGTCAGATCGCATCCATTTGCTATCAACATAAGGAAGTTCGGGGATATATGGGATATCAAACTTTTTAAATGTAGCTGAATCCATCTTAGCCCCATGAGGAACAATGGCAGCGCCATCAGGTACCCACATTGTTTCCGGGCCGACTTCACCAACTGTAGCCCAGTGTCCTTTTCCACCTGATTTCTTGCCTTTGGCATATTTGGGTAGGGGTTTAGCCATTACAGCAGCTGCTTGTGCTGCACCATTGGCAATTACAAAGGCCGTCAATAGTCCGGCTGATATTCCAAAGTCTACCTTTGGGACTTGCGCCCAGATGCTCAACACTGCCTGAGCCGTACTTAATCCGATATTAAACAAAGCCTGTTGTTTGTCAAGTTTAGCCTGTCTAACCTTAAGATCAAGTTGTTTTTTAGCAAGTTCTTTCTCTGAAATGTATTTTTTGTTGCTGTTTTTCTTAGCCTCATTGGCATCGGTAGTGTAGTAGTTGCTCATCATTTCTGACTCAGCAGACATTTGATCAGATTTTATCTGGAAGAATGCAGTACCTATGGTTGAAATCAAATTGGATGTTTCACTAATCAGTGCCATCTTCCTTCTTTCTGCTTTTTCCGTATTGGCCACGTCTTTATTATATTGATCCAGCCTGTTTTTCATATCATCTTCAATAACCTTACCTACCTTATCAGATGTTTGCTGATGTAGATCTACAACTTTTTGTTGCGCAATCTGCTCGGCTGTCATAACGCTTGTATTCTTATCACTTAAAGCATCTAATGTGGTTAGTTTATCTATTTGATAAATCTTCTTATTCCGACTTAGTGTCAACTCATCTCGCAAATCATTTTCGACCTTTGAATTGCCTTTTATTACAGATAGCTTGCGCTTAAAATCAACATTAATTTTAGCCTGCTCCTTGGCGTAACCTTCATCCATGTTTGCGATTCGAGTGTCTTCAAGCTCCTTCTCCATAGCCAGAAGCTCTCTATTTCTTTTCTCCTTGTCTTGTTTTGCTTTTTCATCTGCTTTTTTATTTGCATCAGTTATCGCTTGGGCATCTTCTAATTGGTATTTCTTTCTGAGTTCTACTAATTTGTTATCTGCATCTTCTCTTACCTTTTTTATTTCAGCTAATTTCTCTTTAGTGACTTCTATCTCGGAATCGCCATTTATATAGTCAATTCTCATTTTAGAGTACTTCTTAAATGCTACATCGGCGTCAATATAGGCTTGTTCAGCATTAGATAATTCATGATGCCTTATCAGCTCTTTTGATTTACCCTGAGCCTTCATAAGCTCGATAGCATAATCATTTGATTCAATTTCGGCGCTTGTTGAATTGAAAAAGTCATCAATGCTTTTGTTTAAATTTTCCTGAGCAATTCTTGTTTCATCTGCATTTTTAGTCCATTGATATAACCCCACGCCTATTGCGGAAATAGCAGCAATGATCATTACCGCTGGAAATGCATATACAGCTGAATTTAAAGCCCATTGAGCGACTGTTGAAGCCCCCTTAGCTACCGTAGAACCTTCGGTGGCTGCCGTTTCAAGTATCGTATTTGCAGCCTGTATTTTTGATGCTGTGTAATTCTTAACCTTAGCAATAGTATTACTTTCCTCTAGTGCTGTTTTGATGACAACCATTGCCGCGCTGTCCTTATTCAGGGTGTTGGCGATCATCTGCACCCCATTTAGTATAGATAGAGCTGCTTGCACCTTTAAAAATGCCTTGGTTAATTGCTCGCTCTCTCCGCCGAATAAGGCAGCTGCCGATGTAGCTACTGTGAACGTTCCGGTCAGACCCTGTCCAACAGACATAGCGGCATCAAGGTTTTTTGTGTCACTGGATAAAATGCGAACACGTTGTCTGGTATCACCGATTTGATCTTCGAGTTGTCCAGCGGCAACAGCCAGTTTAATAAACCCTTTGTCGGCAGGATCTATTCCTTCCATTTCCATTTTAGCAAGTTCTTGCTTCATCGCCCGGAGTTGAGTAACTAGCTTAGGAGTTTTGACAGCTCCATCTACAACAGTGTCATTGACGTTGGATAGTTTCTTACTAAAGTCTTCAAGTTGAGACTTTGTTTTCTTCAGGTCGTACTCCATTTGCGATTGCTGTTTTGTATAGCTGTCACGGAGTTTGTCCGCCGCCTTTGAGTTCTGACCCAGTAGGGCTATTTGCTTTTGATAGTCAGCCTGCATCTTACGCATTTGAAGCTGAATATCCACCTCTCTATCTTTCATTGTCTGAAGCTCTGCATTAGCCTCAGACATATCACTCGTTGCCGTGATCTTAATAACTACATTCTTTTCACTCATGTCATTTTATTTATGAGTTTTTTGAGTCTTTTTATTGCGCTCAATCTCTTTGTTGCGCCGGTCGATGGCTTTGTTCAGTTTGAAAAGAAAATCATAGAAAGCAAGCCCCTTAAGGTTCTCAAGAACTCCACCACTTGCAATTTCTTTCCAATCATCAAAGCTATCTACTTGGTTTTGTAGTTGCACAAACGGATAACTTCCGAATGAATTTCGTTTAGCTCTTTGTTTAGAGCCGAAAACGAACTTAAATCGACCTCTGCATTCTGCAAGAAGGGTATTAAGTCCATCAACGGCTTTTGAGAAAAAAAATCGGACGTCCCCCGATGTTTCTTCCAATGCTCTATTTTCTTAGAGGAATAGTCCGATTCATATATGGCTGGATTCTCATTCTTGTCAAAGAAGACGACTGAAGCAAGCTTATACAGCAGATCCACGTCGGTGATGAGCATTAGACGCTGTTTCATCTGCTCATTGAGCTGCTTTATTTTGAAAATGTCGATCTCATTGGATGATAAGATAGCATCAATAGCGCTCGTATGAAGTAGTAGGTAGTCCCTAGTGCAGCGCATGTCAAGCTCATTGTATATAGCTACAGCTGTCAATCCTCTCTCATAAGGCAAAGAGAATACATCAGAAAATTGGTAGTAGTCTATTCCTCCGCAGTTGAAAGCCCACTCGATTACATGTTCTGAAGTAGGGAAAACAGACTTAGCATCGCGCGCTTTCTGTCGTAGTTTTTTAAATAATTCCATTCTCTTTCAGTTTATCGGTTAGCTCTTCTTGTTTTCCTGTTGCAATCCTGGCATTTGATAGCCGGATCTCAAATCTCATTCGCTTTGGCTGAGTTTTTACCTCATATTTCTTCAATCCTACTGCCTTTGTCCATGTTTGATTGAGAGTACCACCGCAGGAACATTGATTAATCATTGTAAAACCTGCATTTTTTAGTATATCTTCCATTTTGCTGACACTTTGTTTTATCCGCTCGGTGAGCAATACTCACTTTACAGGTTGTTTTACTTTCTTTTTGTATCTTTTTGATAGGCTGTGAAGACTGTGTTTTCTTGCCAATTCCATACTCCACCCAGCTTTTTCTTTATCCGGCGCTTGGTTTCTTTCATCTGGGAGTTAGTGCCAATGAATACCTCATCCCCGGCAACAGCGACGAAGTAATCTTTATTGTTTCGATCCCTTAGATATCGAGCCTGATCCTTTGCTTTTTCGATTCTCATTTTCATCTGAGCGCGTTTATTGTGCTTCAGGATCCATTTGATTGGCCACATAAAAGGCCATAAAAGTATTTTAATCATAAAGTCTGTTTATTAGTCCCGAAATGATGGTATTTATTCCTATCACCTCAAGCATTGTTATAATGATGTTTAATTCCCATTGATAGATTATAGGGCAGAGTATAAGCGTCCAGATTCCACCCATACAGATAAGGCATTCAAATAGTGGTTTCTTTACTTTTAAAGCAGCATTGGGAGTGAGTATATCATCTATGATATTTGATAGCCATACACGAACAAATGAGAATATCATTCCCTCCCACATACTAACATGGATGGCTGTAATAATCAGTGAAATAGTTATCGCTCTTTCCATTTGATAAAGTTTTTGTGATACCTGTTTAAGTAATATCTGAAGCAGTCAAGCGCATCAGCTTGTTGGTTTATGTCGTCACGGTTTCCTTTTTTAATGGTTCCGTCAGCATTCATCTTTACGAACTTGCAGTCTCGAATAAGATTTGCGGCTCCTTTAGGATCTATCTCTATTGGATAATGCTCAAGAATAGCATTCACAAGCACCTGGTTATCTTCTAGCCGTGGGTTACTTGCCAGATGCTGCATTTGATTCTTACTTAGATTTAGCTCTAGCTTTATTACATCGAAATTATTTAGATTATCCTTTTGTAAAGTGCTATTATTTGCACCGGAAGCGTCGCCTGTAACCAAGAAATTACCAGATGGATATTTGTTTCTTATAGTCTCACATAGCTTGTATATGTTCGAGTTTTCCAACTGAATTACTTCCGGGATTCTAATTGTGTCAGCCTTATTTTCTTCTACCCAATAATGTTGTGTTACCTGGCAGCTGATTGGGTTGACATTGAAGTCAAAGCTCAGATAAGTAATCTCATTCGGATTCCACGTACATGATTTTACATGTTTCTTTTCATCAAAAGCGTAACAGAATTTATCCGCTGCGTTCGCAAATGGTATTCCGTAGTACAGCTCGAGAAATATTCCTGTTGGGAGCGTCCTCCTTGCTTCATCTACTACATCCTGAGTCATTATGCCGGCTGCTATTGCATCGTCAGCGGTTATTCGATAGTACGTCCAGTTTGGTTTGTTGCCACCTTCAGACTCTCTGGCTAATGGGTAAACCCAGTTGTCAGTTCCTTTTACGTTTCCGATGATCTTACATTTTCCTGCCGTTGCCGTCAATGTGGAGAATACCGCAAACCATGAATCTTGCTTCATACGGGTTGCTTCGTCAAGAACTACCGCCTTTACATCTTCACCGTAAAGAGAGTCTGGGTTATCGGATCCCTTAAAGAAGATCGTGCCCCCAGTGATTAATCGAATTGTCAACTCACTCTCATTGGCTGTATAAAGAGATTTATTCGTAATATATCTCTTCATACGCCTAAAAGCTATCTTAGCAACCGGATGAATAGGAGCTACCCACCAGTAGTTATCCCCCTCTTTGCCCTGTAAAGCTTGCTCGAATAGCCAAACGATGCAACCTACCGTCTTGCCAGCCTTTGTGGTAGCTTCGACTATAGAAAATCGAGAAGGGGAGTCAATAAACTCTACCTGCTTTCTGTAGTTTCTGATTGATTGAGGTCGTTTGTATGCTATTTTCATAATTTTATTGAGTTGTGTTGCTTGGTTTTAGCAACTATTCAGCCCCTTCCCTCAACTTTGTAAAGTACAACTCCAATATTTTTAAATTTCTAATGTAACCTCGATTTCTCCAGATGCTTGAACCTCTTTCTTGTCAGCAAGTCCGAGATCCCGGGCAATAATGTTTGGATTCAAGAACCCAGCAGCAGCGCCAGAGAACTTTTGCTCATAAATTGTTTCTTCAATACGTGTGACGATCTCGCAAAAATCTTTAGAAAGCTGATCTTCTTTATCTTGCTGTCTTTTCTTGAATGCATTGAAAAAGTCTGTATTGCAGTTCAAATACCTGCATAACCCTTGCATCGTGTAGGGTCTCATTTTGGGCAATGAGATTGTATCCTGGTTTCCTGACAATATCTTTTCGAGTCCATCAATATCAGTATCTTTCCCTATTTTAATAGATGTACTTCCTTTCTTCTGTTCAACTTCCATGAATGGATTTGCATCTACCCATTCAAAGTACTCACAAGCTGCTTTCCACATCAATTGAGGTGTTTCAAACAGCTTATCTCTTCCGTGTTTTGATCTCAGTTTCCAAAACTGATTTCCTTTTGGTGCTCCTTTACTCATAATGGTAAAATTTATGCTGCAAATATACTCATTTTGAACAAAAAGTATTCATTTTGAGTATATTTGCAGCATAAAAAAAGTTTAAATCTGTTCGCCTGTGATTACATCGAATTTTTTAATATCTCCCCAATCCATTAATTGCCCTTTCAATTTGCACGTATCACTATCTTCTGAAGATTCGTGATAAGGACATTCTAAATTGCAGGTTTTCGACTCAACTACATCTTCCAACTCAGTACACCAAGTCATTTCACCATCTGTACAAGGTATAGCCTCAAATAGTTCGATCTCTTTCAAGTCGTCAGCTTTAGCATTTTCGATATGATGACTGAGAGGATAACAGTGCTCTGAATCTTCACTTTCGAAATACAATTGTTCTTTAATTTGATCTTTGCTCATATTGTCCAATTTTATAAAGCAATTCATCCCTTAGTTGCTTTAGTTTTTTATTCTGTTCCTGAAGTCTTTGATTTAAAATCTTTATGTTTTTGTAAGACTCTTCCTTTTTTACTTCAGATCTCACCTGTCGGTTCAATTCTTTATCTACATTCACCTGGTTCAACTCATACGCCAAATGTTCAATTTCTGACTTCAGTTTACCTATTTCAACTATCCTTTTCGGATAGTTGCTTGTTTAGATGCTGAATAAGTTCGTCCTTGGTATATTTTCTATGAAGCTTTATGACAGCTCGCTCAATATAGTCTTCTTTCATAGCTTTGTATTTGTAATTACAAGTATAAATAGGATTATTGCACCTATCACCGTATCTTTCAATAAGAGCTTTTTTTATTCTGGCTAGTTCCCTATTTTTGAATGCTTGCTTGTCTGACACTTGTTTCATTTTGAAATATCCCTTTGTTTTAGAAACTCCTGAAATATCTCCCCTGAACTCAAGACAATCATGATTCCTCGCTTTGTTACATCAGTCCATTCGTTTTGATTATTGAATGACGGCACAAATGGACATTCTGAGGTTGCCACCCATTCAGCAAATTCAATGGAGATGTCTTGGATTTCTTTTTCCTTCCATTCGGCACCAGCTTCAAATACCGGCACAACTAAATCCCTTTCTGATTGAGTGAGGGAATTATAAAATTCCCTGTCAGAGTACAAATAATCTTTTGCGGCTTCTTTGTTAGTTTGATTTTCCATAACTCAAAAATTCAATTCTGTTTGACCTTTAATCTTACGCCTTTTGGGCGTTTTTCTCTCTGTTTGCATATATTGACACTCAGCTTGCCGAACGGCTTCATACGACTTTACATTTACTTCATCAAGTCCGGCAGATTGCGCTTGTATGTCACGATCAATCGAGCAACGGAAAGCGGTGTAGTCGCCTGTCTTTTCGTTCAGGTGACTGGCATTAATGCACCGGACGCAGTTGCGATCCTGCCAGATCATCATTTCAGTTCCGTTACTGAACAGGGGTTCGGTGGTTGTTTTCATCTTTGATTTGCTTTATAACTTCCTCTAATTTTTCCTTCCTTCCCTTCCGTTCAGAATCAATCTGAATAAAAGCCACTCCGATAATGATCAGGATCCAGCCGATTGCAAAGTATGGTCGGCCAAATGTGATCTTAAACGGGTTAAACTCGATCGATACCTGAGCAAGAAATAACATGATCAGGATAAGTAATGCCAGTGTGATAAGTGTTGTTTTCATACAACTTTCTTTAGGAATTGTTTCTTTTGTTCTGGGGTCATCATCATCCATGTTGGAGGCTGATTTGATACCTTAACCGAAACTTTATTTTGAGCTACTTCATTTTGTTTGGCTATCACAAGCAAAGCCTCGGCATTTCCGTTTTCATATGTAGCGTGCTTCTTTGGCTTTGGCGCTCCGTCGGCTTGACTTACATCCTTTTTTCTCATTATACTGCTATTTTATTTTGTTTGTGCAATCCATTTACAGTCGCCCGGCACAGTACTCTTGCCATAGTCACCTCCACGGCATTACCGATAAATTTCTTTTGATCCGCTTGAGTCCCGATAAGCTTATAATCCTTTGGGAATCCCATTATCATTTTCAATTCAGGGATTTTCAGCATTCTCATTTTTATATCAATAATTCCGTACATGCACATGAATTCTTTGATGAGAATCATTTGTTTTGAATCGGTTTCGAAGATTATAATCTGAACTTCTCCACTTTCAGCCTGAACCAAATAAGGTGGCATTTTGTCCATTCGTGCTATCAGAGTAAACGATGGAGAATCAACCGATCCACCTGCATTCATATACTGCGGATTCATGAGGTAATGCCATTTTCGATTTGCTGTTATAACCTGCGAAGGCTCGTTTACTGAGCTTCCAATATTTCCGAAATTGGTATTCATTATCCACGGAGTAATCAGATTTGCCTTTGGAGTCGTAGTGACAGCTGGGCACGGTTTATTGATATCCGAGTGCTGTCCACCACCAGAATACTGATTCATGATAAATTGATTACAACTTACCAAATTGTATTTTGGATTGGCCGTTAAAGCTCCAAGTGGTTTTTCGGTTGAAGCAGGTTTCGATTGCCCAAATTGCTGGTCAATAAATTTTGGATTCACAATAGAAAGTCTATCCTTTGTTGTAACTGTAGGGCTTGGATTATCAACTGAACTTACATTATCTCCATTGCCGTAGTATGCAGAAATGAATTTGCAATTTACGAGCGAATGATGGTCCTTTGTTGTTATCGATCCGACAGGACTATCGGTCGATATATTCTTACTTTCCGGATGTCCTGAAAAGTATTTAGATACGAACACTTTTGCAAACCTGTTATTCGTAGTAAGTACTCCACAAGGTTCTTCTACAGATAAATTTCTGTGGTCTGGATTTCCCGAATTATATCGAGATAAAAAATCAACACTACAAACTTGCAATCGACCCTGAGTACTGATAGTTGGGCATGGAGAATCAACACCTGGAGCGTTATATCTTCCATTTTGCCCCATTGAATTGTACTTCAATAAAAACTTATCTTTACCACCTGCAACGAATTTTACCAATCCGGCATAAATACGCTCCAGTGTTTTATCTGAAAGCTGTTTTTTTCGGTCAAATATTGAAACTCCTTCATCTGTAAAGTCAAGTACATCTCTGACTGGTTTCCATTTCTTGAATTCATCAAACAACCCTACTGATCCACCCTTGCAATGAGTAGGTTCTGGCCATGAAATTGGAAGTTCTGGTTTTGCAAATTGTAAGAATAATCGTTTTCGTGATGTATAAGCTCCAAAATCAGCAGAATTCAATATCCTGAAGTCTGTATGATATCCAAGATCACAAACCGAACTTACAAATTTCATATAGTCTGTTCCGTTGTACTTCGAGATTGGCTTTCCGTTTTCATCCATTTCACCCCAGCTCATGAACTCTTCAACATTCTCAATGTGTATGTAGTCAGGATTTAATGCTTGGATGTAACCAACTCCATCAAAATACTTATTTTCGGATGAATCATAATGTCTGAATAGCGAATAAGCTAATGTTCTGCTATCGGCATCTCTTGACTGACCTCCTTTTGCTTTACTGAAATTCGTACACTCTAGCGAAGCCCACAACACAAGCTTTGCATCCGGATGCTGAAGTTTCATAAATTCAACATGAGCTTTTAATTTCGTTAGATCAAGTGTTCTTACATCTTCAACAAAATGTAAAGCTTCAGGATGATTTGCTGCATGACTGGCGATTGCATTTTTATCGTGATTGACGCAAGCGATAACCTTTGCAACTCCGCTTGTTTCGACCCCTGTTGAAGTACCTCCAGCGCCTGAAAACAAATCAACATATAAAAGCTTAATATCCTCTTTCATACAATATTCAATTTTGATGGCATTAATTTTATCTGATCGATTATGTTTTGCATTTCGCTATTATCATCACCCGCTCTATCAATTGCAGTCAAAATCAGCTCAAGCAACATATCCGAGTCTTCACCTAGCTGAATCTGGGTTTCGTCTTCTGATTCTCTAATGATCGCCTTGTAGTCAGACATTGCAAAAACCAAAGTCTTGTATGGAGCAAAAAGTCTTTTCCACGTCTTTTTGCATTCGGAAAAATTGCTTGCAAGTTTAGAAACGTCTTTCTTGTCGATCAATCCCAATCTTTTCGAAAGATCATTTTTTTGAGACCGGCACATTTCGGACATATCCATGAATATAAATTCAAGGTTGTTGTATAGTAGTAATTTTTGTTGTGTAAGTGTCATTTCATTTTTCTCCTTTCAAATTCTTTATACGCATTTTCCAAATTAGATACTGATTCATCTGCGTAGTTTCTGCTGGCGTTGTATGAGCTTTCTTCTGCTGCGTTTAGTCTGTCTGAGGTATATTTGTTTAACCACGACAAAATAACGCTAGAATCGAGCCTGAATATGCCCTTATCATACCTTCCTGCCTTTGCGTTATTGAAGCATAATCTGAAATCTTCGATATTAAGCCAGTAGTATTGATCTATTATGTCGTTAATGAGTTCGGCAACCTGATCCTTATCCATTGTCTGCCCCAGGTTGAATGATTGAGTTAAGTCTCCGATAATTACCGACATTATCGCCCTTACTGCTATTTCCCCATTCGTTCCGTATGTTTTTCGATAAGTGGCCAGCGACGGGGTTATAGATAAAAAAACGTCATTGAATGTTTTCGGGCACAAGGTTTTGTAATACTGACGTGGCCATCTCTGTAAGATCGGATACACTTCTTCTTTTACTTTCGGCATTAACTCCTGAGGTATTCTTCCAATTTGAGTTATCTGTTGTTCGTACTTCTGTATTTCCATTTGATTTTAGCCATTTTTGATATTGTTCATCAGTGTCAGGATAAGTTACTCCCTGCCATCCATTCTCAATTGCCTTATTCATTAGCATTATTGCGAATTCTTCTTTGTATTTTCCAAGTGAATTTAACGCAAGCTGCAAAGAGTGCTCTATTTTCTTTTTCCATTTTGGAGTTGAAATAAGAATTCCCCATGTTTGAAGAAATTCGTTTGAAAAAAAAGGATATGATAATTCATCGGTTTTTGCCTTTTTTGTCGACTTTCCTTTTTCCCCTGTACCCCTTTTTTCTTTCTTATTTATATCTTCAATTACAATTTCATTTTCAATTTCCATATGTTGATCATATGTTTTCATATGTTTTTCATATGTTTTTTGATTTTGATTGCTTTCTTTATTGGGTTTTTTACGGTTGTTTCTACGTGACTCACTGTAATTCCGACGCTTAACTATGCTATCGGCAACCCATTTAATCTGAAAACCTCCGTCCACTTCAGAAAGGGTGAACATTAATTCTGTTTTTTCATCATCACTGAGTCTCTTTGTAAAAAAATTTATTTGCTGCTGTGAAATACATATGTTTCTCATATGTTCACACATGATACGATCATATGCGACCTGAGAATTCTCACTTAAACACTGCGTATCTCGGAGGTAATCGCCCGGGTAGAAAATAAATCCAGGATCGTCCATAATCTAAAACTTATAAGTTGATTCAAAAAATATGCCCTTTTCGAGCAAAAGGGCATGCTCAGCCTCCCGAACACACCCTTTCGATAACTTCCATCCTTCACACAAATAAACTCCGTCACAGTCCTCTAAATTGTTCAAATCCTCTCGCATGTAATCATCATGCGTTGGGTCACATTTTCCAATAAGATTAAATGACTTTTTGAGCCTATCTCCCAGATCGAATGGGTTTATAACAGAAAAGCCCTTTTGTTCAAATTCATTTTGAATTTCAAGGGCTTTTAATCTCTGCTTTAGCTCGCATTTACCAGTAATTGGTATTGATATGTAGATTGTCATGCTATATCCTCCAAGTCAAATAAAGTAGGTGCATTCATGTCATTTTCTGCTTTTCTCAGATAGAATAAACTATCTCTGAAGCTTTCAGGATTCAACTCTGTTGACATTCCACGACGCCCCATTAATAAGGCTCTGTATGGTGTAGTTCCTAATCCACCGAACGGGTCAAATACTAAATCACCTTTGTTTGAGAAGCGGTTAATCAATCTATCTACAATATCGAATTGGAGAGGGCAAATGTGCATATTAAGCTTCTTATTGCTTTGTGCAGAGTTCAATGTGAGCATACGATTGACGTCATCCCAAATAAAGAAACTTCTGGCCGGAATATCCAGCGTCTGAAATGTTGCAGGCAGTTTATTTGCAGCTTCCATTTCTTTGGCAATAGTTACGTGTTTTTCGTAATTATAGACCTCTTCTGACATGTATTCGCTAAAATACCTGTTTATCTTGTCGATTGGTAGCGCCTTAATTTCTTCGGTAGCTAGAAATCTGTTACCTGAACTATTCCACTTTGCACGGGCATCAATCTGCCATTGTCCACGTGGATAATCCTGTTTTGTCTTTACTACAGGTTCATCTGCATAAGCCTTTGAAGTATCTGTTGGAAGTTTGCGGAAAAGAAGCACATACTCAGGGCAACCAACGCCCATTTTTGAGCCGTCTTTTGTTTGTTCTGTCCAACCCAAACGATAAGTTTGATTATTCTCCCTTACAACATCTGTTTCAACGGTTATTCTACCGAAATAGCGAAATCCATGTTTAAGAAAATGCATAACTGTAAGGTCGCTGAATGGGTCGAGAGTTGGCATCCCATCTCCGGTTGCATTACCAAACAAGATTCTGTCCTTAACGTGTATTGCAGCAACTCGACCAGGCTTTAAAATTCTTAGAAGTTCGGGAGTCAAGAAATCCATTTGTTCAAAGAAATGACCATTGTCATCAGTATGTCCGAAATCATTGTATGTAGGAGTGTATTCGTAATGATTTGAGAATGGTATTGAAGTTACAACCAAATCAACGCTGTTTTCTTTCATTGTTTGAGTTTCCAATACACAATCATTTTGATATACTGTCCAGCCGTTACCGGATTCTACACGACGTTCAATTCCCAGTGTTCTGAGTAGTTTTTGCTCTACGTTTGTAGAGGACAATCCGTTTTCTTTTATAATTTTTGTCATTTGCTTAACTAAGTGATTATGTTGTTTCCACTTCTTTTCGAGAACCTTCAGGATTTCGCTTTCAGATTCTGCATAAATGATATGAATTTCAGCTTTATGGGTTTGCTGAAATCTGTAAATGCGGTGTATTGCCTGAATAAATGAGTTAAATTCATATCCAATACCTAAGAATATAGCTTTATGACAGTGGTATTGAAAATTACAACCTTGTCCGCTAATTTCCGGCTTTGTGGCTATGTATTGAATTTTTCCCTGTGAGAAATCAATAATATTTTGTTCTCTTTTCTCCATGTCCTGAGATCCGTAAACCTCGCAAATATCATATTCTGAACGTGGCATTGACTGCATGATTGAATGTCGTTCATTTTCGAGATCGTGCCAAATGATATAATGGCTATCTCTGTCAGAATCTATAATCTCTTTCATTTTTAAAATTCGATTATCGAGACTATCTCGCTTCTCCCTTGCTGCGTCTTTTAATCCAAGAGCTGCATCTCTGAACATTTTAGTCTGTCCGTCTTGCTCACTACCTGCCGAATCATGATCTACTTTAACCATGTGATAAATAATCTCCATTTCGGGCAAAGCATATCCTTCATCTGAGTATCCCAAGTCAGAAGGGTTTGTAATAAGCAAAGCCCACGTCGACATCCACAGCCAGAACTCCTGTTCTTTATGTGGGTGAATAGTCAGATTATTAGCTTGTGTAGAATCACGTTTGAAAAAGCGTGTCAAGGCTTGTCCGGTGTCCATTATTTCCAAATATCCGGCATAATGTATCAATTCTTTATACTTATTTGGGGAAGGTGTGGCGGTGCAAACATATTTGTATTTAACACCTTTGAATTTTTCAAGAAACGTCTGATATGTTTTAGAGCCATAAGATCGCAAAACAGAAGCTTCATCAAGGCTTGTTACAGCAAAGTATTTGGGGTCAATACCGCAGTCTCTTACACGCTCATAATTGGTTATACAAATTGAGCCTTCAGGTAGTTTTTCGGCATCTGACATTGTTTTGATATAATGAACTTCGATACTAAGTTTGTTTTTGGCATCATTTGTAAATTCCTGTCTTACTCCCAAGGGGCAAACAATCAAAGATTTTCCACCTATATGTTCGGTAATGACTTGACAAATCAACAACTGTTGAATAGTTTTTCCCAACCCAAAGCTTTCGAACAAAGCGCGTCTACCTCCTTGGATTGCCCAGTTAATGGCATCTCGTTGGTGTGGCTTTAAGACTGTGCCGTCCTTGAATTCGATTAACCCAATTTCTATATTAAGCCCTGATTGTGGAGCTATATATACTTTCTTTTTCAGGAACTCAATGTACTTGTCACTTTTCATAATAATCCATGCATTTAATTGGCGAGTGCTGCCATATTTGTTTCACTTTACACCAGACTTTAAAGTCTTGTATTATACCTCCGTTTTTGCAGTTTCTACAGTAGCAAACATTGGGTATTATTCTTTCTTTTTGTTCTTGGTTTTTCTTTGCCATGTCTTTAAAGAAATACCCCGAGCTGAATTGCTCGGGGCATGGTTCCCACTTGCAGACTGTTCCTGCCTGCCAATCCTCTTGTGGGTGATTGTGTGATGTAGATCGGATTTGAACCGATGACCTGTTGGTTGGGGGCGACTTACCTAATCTGCACCCTTAATTTCAATCGCTCTACCTGGCTGAGCTACTACACCGTTACCTCGAAGCGAAAGTGCGACCAAACGCCCCGGGTAATATTTAAAAAGGAAGATCGTCAACCTGTGGCGAAAAATTACTTGTAGCACTTGGCTGCATTTCTGCTTTTTTAATCGGTTTTACACCTCCGATAATAGGGATAGCGTTTTTTTGCTCGTCGGTTAATGTTTCATATATTTCCTTTGGAATGCTTTGTTTGATGAAGTGAGAATCATCATACTTTTGCTCTTTGAATTCAAGAGCTGTTGCATCAAGATAAACTCCTTTTTCACCGACGAATAGTCCAGCATCTTCTACTGGTATTACTATGCAAGGTTTTTGTTCGCCAGACCTTCCGGTTAGTTTAGTGAAGATGGCGCCAGGTATTCTGGTTAAATTGATTTTTATTGCTAAGTTGCTCATTTTTTATGTGCTTTTTGATGGCAATGCTCGCACAATAGGACTAAGCAGTCCAAATTATCAAGCTCTTTGCCAACGATTGATACTCCATTTTTCTTATATGTGATGTGGTGAACTTCAAGATTATAATCCTGATCGCAATCACGGCATTTATGTTTATCCCGAATCCTTATTTGTCGTTTCACTTCGTTCCAGTATGGATTTTGTTTAAGGCTCGACCGATATTTAGTCGGTCGGCCTTTTTTATGCTGAAGCCGTGACATTATTCTTCGGGTTCAAGTTCCTGCACTTCTTCCGGTATTTGTTCTGCTGGCTTGATTGCGCTTGCCTCAATTCCGTAATTTTCTTTGAAAAATTTGGCATTTTTAGTCGATGAATTGAACACGTCGTTTCGCTCCCAACTTGGTATTTGTCGAACGCACGCAAGCTTAAACTTATCATTCACCCACGAATAATACAGGTAGTTTTCACCTACAGGGATTCTAAATGTTTCTCCAAATTTTAGGTTCATCTTCTTTGTGCCGATTCGAACCTGTGATACAAGATCGTCGATTTCTGTTGATACGGCTGAGTACTTGGCCTTAGCCTCTTTTATTTTTGCTTTACTTTCGGCAATAATAGCTTCAAGTTCGGAGCTTAAACGTGGCTTTTTGCTTTCAAGCAAAATTTGATACTCGTCTCGAATCCATTCTTTTTCGTTGTCATCGAGTAGTCTTATGGCAACAGTATCTTTCTCCTGTATTGCGATAAGTTTTTCAGCTATAGCCTGCCTTACATCTTCTACAGACATAAGGTCTTCGAAAATAGCTGGCGGAAATCCTAATTGTTCAGGAACATCAAACTTGACGTCCTGAGGTAAATAATCTTCTTTCATATTTATTCATTTTATGTAAAAAATTCCTTAAACGCATTGTGTCCGTATTCCCCTTTGGTTACTTCGATTATCTCTGATACTGTATATTTTTCAAGTCGTTCTACTAATCTATTAGATACGAAATCCTTAGTTCCAAAAGTACACGCCCCGGTTATTACTCGGTAGCATTCTATCGATTCTTCAAAAGTCAATTCGCTGTCCATTTTCAGATTTTTATAATCTGACTTATCTCGATTGGAAATCTTGAAAATCAAATCCTCTTTTGCCTCTTTAATAGTATGGCCGTGGGAGTATTTGCCATTTCCATCAGTGACAAGATATGATTCTTTGAGTTGTCCTATTTCCTGAATTTTGAACACATTTTGTTTGCAAGAAATAACCTTGGAAAAAATACCGTCAACTTTGATATATTTGTTATTTCTCCACGAGAAGAATGATTTTTCATTAATATTTCGATTAACCATGCTTGTGTCGGTGATCTGCGTACCTTCTAGGTAGAGATGACCTCCCACCGTCAGCCCCTCGGGCAATGCTGTGATCTGGGTATTCTCAAGGTAGAGATGACCTCCCACCGTCAGCCCCTCGGGCAATCCTGTGATCTGGGTATTCTCAAGGACTATATAACATCCCAC